GTCGCGACCTCGGAAAAATCGTGCAATTTTACCCAAAAAATCAAACCCTAAACAAAAAAGAAAACAATGAAGCCTGTTTCCGAAATAAAAATGGTAAGTGTTGATAAGTTAATACCTTACGCACGAAACGCACGCACGCATTCGGATCAGCAAGTTTCGCAGATTGCTTCCAGCATTAAAGAATTTGGGTTCAACAATCCCATTCTGATTAAAGATGATTTTACCGTCATCGCTGGTCACGGAAGATTGGCGGCCGCAACAAAACTTGGACTGACCGAAGTGCCAACCATTTCACTTTCTCACCTGACACCAACGCAAGTGAAAGCATACATTCTTGCTGACAACAAACTTGCACTCAACGCTGGGTGGGACGAGGAGATGCTTGCATTGGAAATTCAGGAATTAGATTTGGAAGGATTTGATGTTTCGCTTGCTGGTTTTGATGCCGATGAAGTTGGCAAGTTGCTTGCACAATCGACACCGGAAGGATTGACGGATGAAGATGAAGTGCCGGAAGTCACCGAAGAACCTGTGAGCAAGTTGGGTGATGTTTGGTTGCTTGGTAAGCATCGGGTGATGTGCGGTGACTCAACAATGATTGATAGTGTGAAAAAGTTAATGAACGGTGTTCTTGCTGATATGGTTTTCACCGATCCACCTTACGGAGTTTCTTTTGTTGGAGTCTATGGAACTATGTATGTTAATGGAAAAAAACAAGGAAAAAATACAAATGAGCAAATCATAAATGATGATTTAAGAGAAGATGAATTGAAAGATTTGTTTCAGGAATCAATAACAAATGCGTTTATTTCAACAAAAGAAAATTCTCCATTTTACATTTTTTTTGGAATAAATAAATCAAATGAAACATTAAGTGCAATAAATAATTGTAATTTAACAATTAGAAATTGGCTTATATGGGACAAGGGGAATGTCGGTTATCACGCTATGAATGCACAATATAAACCAAACTATGAATCCTTTTTGTATTGTCACAAAAAAGATGAAAGTCCAAATTGGTGTGGAGATAAAAATCAACAAACTATTTGGCGGCATTCATCTGAAAGACTTGGATTGCATCCAACAATGAAACCAATTTCACTAATAGAACAAGCGTTCAAAAATCACACATCAACAATAATTCTTGATTTGTTTGGCGGCTCTGGCTCAACGCTTATTGCGTGCGAGAAGAATGGCCGCATCAATCGAAGTATTGAACTTGACCCCAAATATGTTGATGTCATTGTGAAACGCTGGCAGGACTTTACAGGCAATGTTGCAACCCTTGAATCTGACGGATCTGCATTTCCAATTCCACCAAAACAAACTCAACAAAAATGAAACAAATAACCCGCCCGAAACAAATCGCAAAAAATCCGAATCACAATCTCTGGAAGAACGGAGACTTGTGGTGGATGCACTACACGGTTCACCTGCCGGACTTTACATCAAAACGTGTCAGGTATTCGCTCGGAACAAGTAATCTGACGCAAGCTCGGATGATGCGTGATATGACTCTCCACGACTTGAACCTGAAACCGTTAGATGTCCATTAAGCAATCAGACCTTGCCGAAAGGTGGGAGTTGTCTGCTGGTCGCATCTCGCAACTTGTTAGCGAAGGAATGCCGCTTGATTCCTTTGAGTCTGCGGAACGCTGGCGAGCAAAGCGACACGGTGATACAGGGATTGCCCCATCGAATTACAAAATGGAGGGTTCTCCAGAAATAGAAGAACCGCAAACGGATCAGAAGCCAACAGCTCCGGCAACGTCATCGGTTCTCGAAACTTTTGATTCGATTGTTGAGCGTCAAAGGTTCTTGGTTCAAGTGTCTAGAAACGAATACATCAAAGCGGTCAAGGCAGGTTCTCCCCAGCAATCGAAACTCTACGCATCTTATGACAAGACGGTGAACACCCTCACAAAATTAAAAGCGGAGTCGGACAGACTTGCGGTGATGAATGGTGAGTACATTCGTGCGATTGATGCGGCCGAAACAATTAGGGCATTTGCAAGTGAAGTATTGAATCGATTGGATAAGGTTTCACTCGAAGTTGCGGAACAATGCAACCCAGAGAATCCGCCAAAAGCAGTTAAAGCTCTAAACGCATGGTGCGTTAAAATCAGGAAAGAACTTTCAAAGGATGAATAAGGAAGAACTAATTCAAATTGGTCGTGGGATTTTGCGTCCGTCATTCTCCGGTGACATTGTTGAATGGTTGGAGAAAAACATTGAAGCGATTCCAGACTCCCCAATGCCCGGCCCTTTTCGTGCAGATCGCACACCGTGGATTGCGGAAGCGTTGAGAATTGCCAGCGACCCTGAAACAAAACTTCTGACAATTCTTGCCAGCATTCAATCTGGTAAATCTTTAATCGCCAGACTTTACAGTTGCTACATTATCGCAAACCAACCCGGCCCTGCGATGATTCTGCAAGCGACAGACCCAGAAGCGAAAGATTTTGCAATTCGTTATTTGCGACCAATTTGGAACAATTGCAAAGAAGTAAAAGAAAGATTTAAGGTGGACGATATGGAACGAAGCACCACCGCAGACTTTGACCGAATGACAATTTACTGCCGTGGCATTTGGAACGAATCAAATCTCCAGCGTTTGTCTTTGCGTTATGTAATTGCTGACGAATGTTGGCTTGCACCGCAGTCACACCTTGCCGAAGCGTCAGCACGTGTCACCGCTTTCGGGTGGATGGGTAAAAGAATTTTTATGTCGCAAGGCGGCCGTGAGGGTCAAGAATTCCATCAACTTCACGAACAGACGGATCAGCGTGATTGGAACTTTGAATGTCCAAATTGCAAAACCGTCCAGCCGTGGGTTTGGGAACAAATCAAATTTCCCGAAGATGCAAAAACAAATGGAAATTGGGATTTGGTGAAAGTAAATAATGGGACAACTTACGAATGCAAATCCTGTAAGTGCAGACTACCGGACACGAATGCGACACGATACGAAGCAAACAAGAACGGCAAATTTGTAGCCACCGCACCGTCAATCAATAGCGGACACATTGGACTCCATTGGAATTCAATCGCAACAATGTCGTGGGGTGAACTTGGAGTATTATTCTTGAAAGCGAAGGAAGCACTAAATGAATATGGCGATGATGATCCGATGCGGATTTTTATTCAGAAGCGTCTGGCAAATGTATTCAAAGAACTTGCCGATGAAGTGAACCTTGAATCATCGGTTGGCGAATACAAGATGGGAGATGAATGGAGCGAAGAAGGTGGGTTTGTTCGTGGAAGGCCAACCCCATTTAATCTTTTAACTGATGAAACAAGGAAAGCACCAGACTTTGTTCCTATGCGTTTTATGGGTGTGGACGTGCAGAAGCGTGGGTTCTATTGGGTAATCAGAATGTTCTCCGGTGACGGACGCTCACGGATGCACAATTGCGGATACTGCTTTGCGTGGAACGAAATTGTTGACATACACAAAAAAGCAAACGTTCACCCTGCAAACGTCTTTGTCGATTCTGGTGACCAAGTTGATGAAGTCTTGATGGCTTGTGCCACAAACGGATGGGTTGCCACACGTGGTGATCAGCGAAATGAATTTCCGTGGAAGATACGCACCCCAATGGGAATGAAAACGGAGTTGCGGCCTTATTCGTCTCCGGTGATTGAAGCGATTGGAAACAAAAGAACCAAGCGTTTCTATTTTTCCAACTTGCGATTGAAAGACACTCTTTCCTTTTTAATCCGAAGGGGTAAGCACACCAGACCTGCCGATGTTCCAGAAGAATATGTTGCACAAATGATTTCTGAAAGACGGACGGTTTCAAACGGTGGAAAGCCAATTTGGGAGCAAATTGCTGATCGTGCAAATCACTTCTTTGACTGCGAGGTCATTTGCTTGCTTCCTGCGTTAGCTTGGAAACTGACCGGAAAGATTGAACACCTGACAAATGAACCAGAAATTCAACCGGAACAAGCGGAGTCAGGGGAAACTTCTCACGACTCTTGACACAATGTTTAAATCGACTAAATTCAATCTGCGTCTCTTTTTAATTCGGGCTATGGGTTGTGGGAGATGGCAACGCTTCATCCGCAAGGGTGTTGCGTCCTGCTTATGTGTTTTTGACTCCTGCGTAGCGTTATGGCACGAGCAACAGGATGTTTCCTCATTCTTTCCCAGCAACGCATTGAAGCGATTGTTGACAAAGCAGGTTCATTGCTTGCTGAGGGAAAGACAATGATGAGCTACACAGATTCAGGAACGACCGTTCAAAAGGGTTGGCCGATGAGCGTGGAGCAAACACTTATCGAAGCCCGCTATGCTCTCCAAATTAAAGACCCAGAACAATATGGAGCAATCGACCGTGTTCGAGTCTACAACGGATTGTGGAATTTTCGTGGTCTATAATTTATGCCAAAAAAACCAAATCTGAAAAAATCAATTCGCAAAGCATACAACGATGTCAAATCGTATGCTAAAAGAAAAGGATTGAAAGCACGCTCGGATGTTGGTGGTGGAGCAAGCGGAATTTTCTCTCAGTTCGAGGCTGCCAAATACTCCAACAAAAGAAGTTGGATAAACACCCCCTGGCCCGCAGATCAGAAACGGACAATGACGGTTTTCGACCGTCAGGAATTGACGAGAAAAATGCGTTGGTTGTCGGTGAACGCTGGTTTGGTTCGTCAGATGATTTCAGACAATGTTCTTTATTCCATCGCAGACGGAATCCGTCACCAACCAGCATCCGGTGACCACGAATGGGACAAGATTGCTTATGACTATTTTTTGAATTGGGCAAACAAACCGTGCGAGGTTTCGATGCGATACAACTTCTGGGAGTGTCAGCAAATCGCCTGTCGCAAGGTGGATGTCGATGGAGAGATTTTCGTGCTGAAAACTTATGCGTCTGACGGATCACCATTAATTCAGATGATTGAATCGCATCGTGTGGGAACATCGGCAAATGCTTCTGGAACACCGGATGGAATGTGGGATGGTGTTATGTTCAACAAATTTGGTGCGGTGATTGGGTATAATGTTATCAAGTCAGATGGAACGACTCGTCTTGTTCCTGCAAATTCAATCTGTCACATTTATCATCCTGAACAAGTTTCAGGTGCAAGAGCTTATTCTCCGCTTCAACATAGTATCAATAATCTGATAGACATTCTGGAAATCCTCTCGATGGAAAAAGTTGCAGTCAAAACTGCATCAGACATCACACGAACACTCACGAGAGAGAATCCACAATTTGATGGAAGCGAGGCTGATTTCCAGGCCTTCGGGATGCGTCCCCAAGACTATCCAAATCAAGTCTACGATAACCCAGAGACAGTCGGTTCATTCATTGGTGGAAAAATCCTTTCACTAGCGCCCGGCGAAAAGCTGGAAAGTTTCCAGAGCAATCGCCCAAACGATTCTTTCAACGGATTTATTGAACATCTCCAGCGTGATTCCGTTGCTGGTGTTCTTCCATACGAATTCACAAGTGATCCGTCAAAGGTTGGTGGTGCTGGTGTTCGTCTTGTAGTATCAAAAGCGGAGCGTTGTTTCGGAAGTCGTCAGCATATGTTTATGACTCGATTCCTGACACCTGTGTATTCGTATGTCATCGGATGTGCCATTGCCAATGGTGACATTCCAGCACCAAAGACAGACGATTGGAATCGTGTGAATTGGGTGACACCACGCAGGGTGACTGTTGATGCTGGTCGTGAGGCATCCGCAAATCAAACCGACATTCAAATGGGTTTGAAAACACTCTCCGATCACTTTGCTGAATTGGGGATGAACCCTGTTGAGGAAATCAGACGGAGAGCTTCAGATGCTCGTCTCTTAATCGACACCGCAAAGGAATTCAATGTTCCGGTGTCTATGCTTTACAAACCTGTCAACACACCATCGGCAGACATTGACCAAACCGCAACCGCTTATGGTGACGGAGCAATGCCGGTAGACACAGGATTCACCCCAATGGATAACCCCTAAAAAATTTACAAAATGCGAAACTTAATCAAAGACATCAAATCACACAAACCGCTTCTGATACAACCTTCACAAGCGGAATCCTATCTTGAACGTGCATCCCAAGTCGAAATTCCGATGGGTGCAAAGATGTCAGATATGGGTGAAATGCTTGAAGCAATTTTCGGTGCAAAACAAACACTCGAAAAATTTCCACCATTTGCAGTCGTTCCGGTGAAAGGTGTCATCTCAAAAAACATAAGTGAGCTCGAATCACTTTGTGGATGTTGCGACATTCACGATGTGGAAGAAATGCTGGAAGAATGTGAACGTGATCCATCAATCACCACCATCATTCTCGACATTGATTCTTGTGGTGGAACATCGGTTGGTGTTCCAGAATTAGCAAACCGAATCAAGAATTCTTCCAAGAAGGTGATTTCATTCACCAGCAATGAAGCGTGTTCGGCAGCCTATTGGATTGGCTCGCAAGCATCCGAATTCTACGCAACCCCATCCAGCACGGTTGGTTCAATCGGGGTTTATATCTGTTACAACGACATTTCCAAAATGTTTGAAATGGAAGGTGTCAAAGCGGATGTGATTCGTGCAGGAAAATTCAAAGGAGCTGGAATTCAAGGAACAAGTTTAGATGACAATCAACGCAAGATGCTTCAAGATGAAGTCTTGGACATCCACGAAGATTTCAAAAATGCGGTGAAGTCTGTTCGTTCATTCGTGGAAGATGCATCAATGGAAGGTCAATGTTTCTCAGGTAAGCGTGGAGCAGAAGCAGGATTGGTGACCGGATTGGTCAATGGTTTTGACGAATTAATGGAATCACTCGACAAGAAGGTTGCCGAACAAATGGAAGCAGATGAGGAAAATGATGAGCGTCACGAAAAATCTGAAATGATTGATGACTGCGATTCTGAAGAAGAAGATGAGGATGAGTATGGAATTAAAAAAATGGCATCCGGTCGTGCTTTAGCAGGAATCGCTTCTGCGGTTCTCAAGCGTGACTATTCTGACCCTGAAGATCCAGACTATGACCCAGATGAAGATCCAGAGCTCAAAGACACT